CCCGTTTGGGGGCACCTGGTGCGTTAGCACCGCCATCTGTTTGGCCGCGGTAACCTTCAGGTTGCCACGGGGCACATAGCCTCGTTGATGTCCACCATACCTCGCAAGAGTTAGGGTGAAGACGTCCTTTCGATACGTCCCAAGGCGTGTTGACTGTGGAGTGACACTCCAGCCGTCATCAGATGGTGTTTGTGAAGCACCTGGCAAGTCGTATGCTAGAATCTCGCGGAGTGAGTACCCCCGAACTCTGCCTGACCTGGCCGGCTTGTTTCCTGGTTGATGGGTTCGGACGTTAGCATGGACTCATAACCCCGTCTCCACTTAATTGTGGTTGCGGGCGAGTTTGCGTTACATCACCGTATAACTAGTCGGTGAGCGTCCGTCCCATCAATCGAACCGAAAGGTAGCTCCAAAATGTCAGTTCGTCGCCGTGCGCGTCAAGTCGAGAACACGAAGGAAGTAATGATCCATCGTGGTAGTATTCTCGGCTCATTGACAAGCACAGTGCCGACCTCGCTTAAAACCGAGGTAACAACTGACGAGATCACCGGTTGGCCCATCTACAAGAGGTTGGAACGGGATTATCCCGATTCATACTCAGTGGGGAAGGCCAATCGGATGGATTGGGGCGGTGATTTCAGTTCAGTCAAGCGAAGTACTACACGGTATGCCGAGAAAAGGTATAACAATACCTGGATCGGTAACCGTACATCGCAAGACTTCTACTTCACCGGATTCATGCACCCAGGCCTTAATGGCCTAAGTGCTTATGAGAGCGGCGTCAATCTCGGTGTGCCCCAAATAGATCGCGACAACCTCGTCGGTCTTGGTGCCACCGCTATTGCACGTTGCGCGCCCACGAATCCAGTAGCGAACGCTAACAACTTCATAGGTGAGCTGTTAAGAGACGGCATTCCCCGTGTGTCTGGCGCAAGCCAGCTCAAGGAGAGAGCCCGTTTCTTTCGCAGTCTTGGGGAGGAATACCTCAACGTTGAATTTGGGTGGAAACCCTTCATCAACGACCTGGAAAAGTTGCTCCGTTCTGTCAAGGACTCCGAGAGGATCCTTGCGCAGTACAAGCGTGATTCCGGCAGATGGATCCGCCGGCGCTATCGATTTCCCACCATCGAGGACGTTTCAACTGTGTACAGCAGAAACGTACAAGCTGCGCCTTTAGGGCACAGCAACTCGTACCTCGATGCAACTGGTTACGGCCTACAGTCCGCGGTGAGAAAATACACCAAGGACTATTGGTTCTCTGGCGCCTTCACGTACTATGTAGACTCTGACAAGGATGTCAAGTCGACCATAGCACGATGGGTGCAGGAAGCTGATAAGCTTCTTGGAGTCCGGATTACTCCGGAACTCCTCTGGAACCTAGAGCCATGGAGCTGGTTCGCTGACTGGATCGCGAACGTTGGGTCGATCATGACCAACGTGACCAGATTCGGTCAAGATGGACTTGTAATGCGGTATGGCTACGCGATGGGGCAGTTGGACTATCGTACGATCCATACTACATCCGGCGTACAGTGGCGAAACGGCACTAGATCCGGGCCTGCAGACTTGGTGATCAGCGAAAGCTGGAAACTTCGTCAGAAGGCTACACCTTTTGGTTTTGGCCTTGACCCCGCGTTGGATTTCTCAACGCGTCAATGGGCCATCATCGCATCACTCGGGGTAACCCGAGGTTCGCGCACGGCGTGGTAAGGTGCTGATAGTAGTGCTTTATTTCGTCGCAGTACTCTGTGGTACGAAGTGTTTGCTTCACGCTATTGCGTATTGCATCCGTTTCGATCAGCGGCGGTCAACCAGACCGCCGCCTTTCCCGCAGGAGTAATGCCTTGTACACCGATCCCCAGACCATCACGATCAACGCGGTGGCTCAGACGCTTCCGCGTACGAGCACAGGTCCCAGTTCCGGCATCTTTACCAAAGATGACGGAAATGTGACGCTGACGATCTCTCACCAGAAGACTGGTAAGGGTCGTAAGCGTTCGACCGTCCGCGTTGACTACCGTGAGCTCACTGCTGACCCGATCACGGTCGGCCACAGCGTCATGTACGACATGGCGACTTATGTGGTCGTTGACCGTGGCGATGGTGAGTTTACCAACGCAAAGGTTAAGCAGGTCGTGGACGCCTTGACGGCGTACCTGACCGCGAGCTCTGGCGCGAATGTCACCAAGCTTCTTGGTGGAGAGTCCTAACAAGGACTCTGTGGCAACTGCCCCACTCGCGCATAGGTAGAGATGGTCTCACTGGGTGAAAGTCCAGTGGGATTGGCACGTGCATAGGCTAATGGATGATCTAGCCCCTAGTAGTTAGGAGCAGGCCATGAAAAGCCTGATGTTTCTCTTGCAGGAGGTTCTCAATGATCTTGGGAACCAGTGCGGCGTTCGCACCGCGCTTGACATGGAATATGTCGAGTCGCGAGTCGAACGGGAGGGTTATGAGTTTCTGACTCTCACTCTCCCCTCTTACGGGCAGCAGTTTGAACGCTGCCTGGCGGATGGTCAGGTCAATCGGTACGCGAGCACTGACGACGGGCATAACATCCCGTTCATAGGTCTCAAGTACCGTGGGAGCCTTCCAGTGTTTCTTGGAGGGTTCTTTGATCTGGTGTTCGACCGAGAAAGCGGTTTGCTTCTCGAAAACCCAGATACGACGGCTATCTTTGCTTTGCGTCAGATCTTTCTGATGTTCGGCAAGATTAATCGACCGTGCACACCTGCGCGTGTTGAAGCCGCCTTGTCTCAGTATGTCGAGACAGAGAAGGAACTGTCAGAATACGTGGATTTCTTCTTCAGTGAAGAGTCCATTTCCGACTGTTTTGATTCTGTGAAGAATCAATTCCGGCGTATTTCACGGTTGCTTTTTGCCCCTGTCCTTGCCGAGATGGATCAAACCATCTTCGACTTGGCAGTAAGGCCGAAGCACGGTCCTGGAGCCACTGCTGACAAGCTTACCGGAAACGGTAAGTGGCGTCAGACAGAATGGACCCAGCGACTCGAAGAGATCTTCCCTGTCGGGGAGTTCCTCTTGCCGAACTGGTCACACCACACGGTGCTTGACCGGGTGACGTTCCTCGAGCCTGAGGCAGAGAGGCCTGTAAAGGTCATCACTGTCCCTAAAACGCTCAAGGCACCTAGGATTATCGCGATTGAGCCTGCATGCATGCAATACACGCAGCAGTCAATCATGAGACCCCTCGTAAGGTTGATCGAAGGTGACTCCTTTGTATCACCCTTTATCGGATTCACAAACCAGACTCCAAACCAGGAGATGGCGCGTGAGGGATCCCTAACAGGATCTTTAGCTACGCTCGATCTGAGTGAAGCGTCTGATCGTGTCTCGAACTTGCTTGTCCAGCTCCTTGTTGAGGACTATCCTTGGCTTGCCAAGGCCCTCGATGCTACACGGAGCCGGAACGCGAGTGTGTCTGGTCACGGTGTAATACCACTGACCAAATTCGCGTCTATGGGCTCGGCACTATGTTTCCCTATGATGGCGATGTGTCTCACGACTATCGTCTTCATTGGAATCGAGATGGGTAACGAAATGGCTGCCTACCACAAAGCAATGCGTGGTTGGGACGGCCGTGCTTCTTCGGAACCCAGAGTGCCCAGCATCCCGCTCGACCGCAAGGCCGTTCGTCGGCTGCGCGGGAAGGTGCGCGTCTATGGGGACGATATTGTTATCCCCACAGATCACGCCAGCTCAGTCAGGGCGATGCTTGAGGTTTTCGGCCTCAAGTTGAATCTCGCCAAGTCTTTCTGGACAGGTTCGTTCAGAGAGTCTTGTGGTAAGGAGTACTTCAACGGCGACGACGTATCCATCGTCCGCGTCCGCGAAACCCTTCCCACTGACGTGAGCGAAGTTCCGGAGATAGTCTCCACGGTCTCGCTACGGAATCAGCTTTACAAAGCTGAACTGTGGCAGGTCGCGAAGTGGCTCGACAGCTGGATCAGAGGGGTCATCCCCTTCCCCACTGTCGATCCGACATCTCCTCTGCTTGGCAGGCACTCGCTCTACTTCGATTATGAGGTAGATCGCATGTGCTCCAGACTGCAACGCCCCCTAGTCAGGGGCGCCAAAGTCCAATCCAGGCTTCCCAGGGATCCCCTGGAAGGTCCGGATGCCTTGCTGAAGGTGCTCCTCATGCTCGAAGAGCGGAACGGGGCTCTAGTCGAAGCCGTGTACTATAACGGCATCGATGAAGAGATTCCCTGGTTCGTCCCTTCGTACCAAAGTGAACCTGCTTTGGGTGAAGATCACTTGGAATTTTCAGGACGTCCACTATCCGTCAGCATCAAGATAGTGAGG